GGAAACTTTATCTATTGCTTTCTCGAGTGCGGACCGACGACGCAAGCCGCGAACACGACATATATACAACTCGGAAGTTTTAGTGATACCACCGTGCAAACGTTTTGCGAAAACTCCGTCGTGACGAAACAGTCCACCACGTCTGATGGGGAATTGATGGTGTATTCGCGCTCCGGCATCTCTTCGAACACGTGCGTGCAGGGTGACGGGAACATCGAACGCACGTACACTGTTAACAATGTTCGGTACGCCGGGGGCATGCACGTGTCGGGTGGTCAAATATTACCGCTCTATGATGGATCAATCGACACGGCGTATCGCATGAATTTAGGGAGTGCCACATACCGCTGGAAGGATGTCTACGCAAAGTATGCCGATTTTTTCAGTACAACCGCCATAACGGCGACTGAGACCATGGGTACGATTGGTCGAGTTGTATCCTCACAGGGGGTGACGAACAATGCAAAGCTTACCTTCACACAAGTGTACGAAGATTCGAGTCAAGCGGGGTGGTTCGGGTGGTCACAAAAAATATCGAGCGTCGTCGATGTGACTACACAAGGCGGAATACGGTTCAATGGGTACAATAATCCCTACGGCGTGTCCATCGAAACTGGAGCCACTGGCGCCACATCACCAGACAATCTCAAAGTCGCGATGCACCTCGACAGGAATGGTTCGGTCGGGATCGGGACGCAAGACCCTTTCAATTCTTCGTACGCAACTAGTTGTGATTACACACTCGGGGGATTACATACGACCAAAGACGTCTTTTCGCAAGGCAACGGGTACTGGTTTCCCGACCACACCGTTCAATCAAATCATCAATTTGTTGGTAAAATATATGCGTTCTCGAATGAGTACGCTAATGGACCGTTTATCACCTCTGGAATGATGATCCAAAACCTATCTACATCCGATATCGGATCGACTGGCAATTATTCCCAGCGATTGTTGTTCAAGACGCACGATTACGGTGTATACGGCGGTGCTTTCTCAGAATGTGCCATGGCGTGTAGCACGAACGGGAAGGTGAGCATGCGTAAATACAATTACGCCACTCCCCTGTCCAAACTTCACGTCGAGGATAATGGGTACGCATTCACGGTGTCCGGGACGCGGGACAGCAACGACACGTACAGTTACTTTCGTTTAGGACACCCGTGGAGCGTGTCGTATGTCGATTATTGCTCGTTGTTTGAAAGCTACAACAACTGGGCAGTCGATTATAAATCTTCGTTGAAAATCTACACACACACTAATACTTCCGAAGCTTCGCAGGGTGGATACAATATCACCGGAATCCATCTCCGAGACGGATTTATCGGACTCGGTGGTGACATCAACACCAACTACACCTGCACCATCGGCAGTGGAAATGGATCCGTGTATGCGTACTCGTACAGTGTTCGGGGTACGTACGGAGGAAATTCGTGGCATGAAGGGACTGGTGACAATGCGTCTTATTCACTCTACAACAGCGTCTTCCTGGTGTGGTGGGGACTTGCGTGGAAGGATTACGGTGGTACGGTGCGCATGGTGCATAACGCACGGGCGGGTGATCTTAGCATGACGGGTACCTGCACCGCATACACGTTCACCGCCACATCCGACGATCGCGCCAAGGATTTCGAGAAACCACTCCACTTGGGCACGGAGACGTTGCTCAAACTCAATCCCCAACACTACTGGAAACGAGATAAGTTGGAGCTCACGACAAAGGTGAAATATCGCGAGGAGTTCGGGTTGATCGCCCAGGACGTGTATTACGACGCACCGGAGTTGCGTCATCTCGTGAAATTGCATTACGACGCCGATCCGTCGCCCGAGAAACCCGTGCGCGACGAAAACATTCAGATCGATCCACCCTACGACGATTGGGGGTCACAAATCGCATCACTCGATTACGAAGGAATGATCCCGGTCATGATCAATTCCATCAAGGAGATCGTCGCCGAGAAGGACGCGGTGAAGACCCGAGTGACCGACGTGGCGTTCTCTAACGTCCTCGACCATCGCGGATTGATCGTGTGCGCGCGCGACGACGGGTTCAGTCCGAAGAGTGGCAAACCGTTGGTCGAACTGTCGAGTCGAGTCGCGTGTAAGGCGTGGTACGGCGTTATCACCGGATCGAACGTGTACACGGAGGATTCGGAGACGCTCATCGCGCGCGGTGGTGATGCGAAGGTATGGGTGCTCATGCGGGAGGGTGCGAGCGTCGAGAGCGGGGATCTTTTGTGTACGTCCAACGTGCACGGCTACGCGTGGACGCAGAGTGACGATCTCGTGCGTTCGAGCACGGTGGCGAAGCTTGCACAGGGATGTGATTTCACCGTGCCAGTCGCTCGTCCGAAGAAGACGATCCGTCGCGAGCTCAGGGACGTCACCTATTACATCAAGCGTCGATGGTACCCTTCCACGAAGGAGGAGTACGACACGATGCCGGAGACGAAACGTAAGACGTACTTGGAGGATTATTACGCGAAGACGGAGTACGAGTACCGACCCAAAACCGATATCAAAAAAGACGACGACGAGGAGTGGTCGGATGTCTTCTACATCAAGAGGCTCTCGTACGAGATCAGTAAGGAGACGTACGATGCGTTGTCGCCTGAGGCGCGCGAGGCGTACCGACCCGTGGACGATTCAAAATACGTGCGCACGGAACAGCAGACCGCGACACAGGAGGCGTATGATATGATGTCAGAAGATGAGCGCGAGGACTACAGAGAACACCAAGCCAAACCCGAAGTGACCGAAAAGACCGTCGAGGAGTGGGAAGCGATGGAGGACTCCGAGGAGAAGACGAAATATGTCTTGAAGATTCGTCGGGTGTACAAGCGCATGGAGGAGTGGGTGTCGAAGGATCCGTTGATCACCAACACGACTGTGGAGACGAAAGAGGAGATGGTGGACGTGTTGGACGCAGACGGACAGCACATATACGACGACGACCCAGAAGCCACCGAGTTGCCGTATGAGATTCGATACCTATCGGCACAGGGCATGATCACGACTCGACACAACGCGGTATTCTACGCCGCACTTTTGAGATGCACCCTCATGGGTTAAAAATAATCTCGCATGGTAGTACTATAAACGATGAGTGCCGGTATCACCCAGTTGTTGGCGATCGGTGCCCAAGACAAGGCAATCACGGGCAATGCGTCCGTGAGCTACTTTCGCTCTGCGTTCAAGACGCACACGAATTTCGCACAGACGGTGGAGCGCCAAACTATCCAGGGGCAGGTGAAGGCGAATTCCATGTCGACTGTTCGATTTGAGCGAAGAGGCGATCTTTTGTCGTATGTCTACCTTACGCCGCTCACGAACGGGACTCAGGCGAACACGTCGATCAGCGATTGGAGCACGGTCATCGATAAGGTGCAACTGGTCATCGGCGGGCAGGTCGTCGACGAACAAGACGCCATCTTCACGCAGCGTTTGGCACCGACCGTCATGGCGTCCAACCAAGTGCAATCCGTCACGGGTGACGTCTTCGGCGGCGCCACGAACGCGCAGTTCTACCCGCTCAAATTCTGGTTCAACTCCTACGCCCAGGCGCTTCCGTTGGTGGCGTTGCAGTACATGGACGTCGAGATCAGAATCCACTGGGGTGCCGAGGTTGGCGACAAGTGGGAGGTTTGGGCGAATTACATTTACTTGGACGGTGCCGAGCGAGAATATTTCGCGAGCCAGCCGTTGCAATACTTGGTCACGACCGTCCAAAAGTCGTTGCCGACCAACGCTAAAGTTCACGAGCTGAATTTTAACCACCCAATCAAGGCTATCTGTTCCGTCCGAAACACGGGCGGTGCGGTCGCTCTCGCGCACATCCAGAACAGATTGAAGCTCCAGATGAACGGCATCGACGTCGGCGATTTCCGCCTGGCACAGCCGCATTTCACGCAGGTGGCGGCATATTTCCACTGCCCCTACGCGCAACGCGCGAGTTTGCAAGACAACGTGATCATCATTCCGTTGTGTTTGGACACGTCCAAGGGACACATCAGCACTGGTTCCGTCAACTTCTCTCGACTCGACAGCGCTCGCTTGATCTCCGAGACCCAGACGAGCCAACAAAACTTGTACGCGCTCGGATTCAACCTGTTCATCATCAAGAACGGCATGGGTTCCTTGGCGTTCGCGAACTAAATTCTACGCTTTATGTAATATGAGACTGTATACCATCGCCATCATTCTCGCAGCCCTCTTCGTGATTACGTACGACCCGAAGAGTCGCACGCTCGAAAAATACATCATGGGTCCGCTCTCCCCGGTGAACGCACAACAGGCGGGGAGCCCCACGCCTTCGGACGTCCAGTGTAAACATCCACATTTCCAGGCGAGGAACTTTGGAGAACCCGTGTACGATTGCCCGAAAAGTAATTCCAGAATGGGTGCGATTCACTCGGCTTAAAAGGATGTGTGGTAACACAAATAATAAACCATGATGCAAATGGACAGACAATTGTTGACCACGATCGCCGCCATCGTCGCCATCGCGGCGTGCGTCTACCTTTTCAGGGAGATGAAGCAGGCGAAGGAAGACGTCGACGGATTGAAAATGGTTCAGACCAAGATGATGCACATGCTCACGCCACCGCCCCAACCGAGACCGTACGGCATGCCGGTGCCACCGCCTCCTCCGTCGCAGCCGCGAAAGGAAGATGTCACCGTCGTCGAGGATGCCGCGCCGCAAATCGACGAAAAATCGAACGAGATTACCGAAGAAAAATAAAGTCACTCATGGTAGATGAAAATCATCAATCATGAAGAAACACAAAGCTATTGCAATACCAGTTACGTTCGAAACGGACGATAAGAAACCACGATTTCTTACCGTTCGCGATCGCCGATGGCACGAATGGATATTCGTGACCGGTGGATGCAGGAAGCGGGAGATCACCTCACCGCTTCGGTGCGCACTCAGGGAATTGGAGGAAGAGACTCGCGGATGCATGAATTTGAGAAGCGGGTGCTACACGGAATTTTCATTCACGGTCAAAGACAAAGAGGAGGGTGTCGATCTGGTGTACGCGGTCTACGTCTTCTTCGTCGACGTGAACAACGCCCAGCGCCAGGCGATGGTACGAAAGTTCTTGGAAGAGAAGGCGAAAATGCAGCTTCGCAAACACAACAAGCTCCCCATAAAACGCGTGTACGACGAAAACGATTTTCTGTCGTGGGACACGCTCGAGGATTTTAACAAACGCAAACAGTGGAAGATGCAGGTGGATCACATTTTAAAAAACCCCGAATTCTATTCTGCGGTAAGTTCGCAATTTAGAAAAACCTTTAATTATGTAAAATGAAGAGTAAGAAGTTCATTCTCAACCAAATCAGGGAGACCATGCTCGACAAAGGGCACTCTGAGACGCAGGCGGACGCGTACGTCGACGAGGTCAAGGACAGCACCGTGTACGAACTGCTCGTGTTGAAGAAGGAGATCAAACAGGCGGAACCGCCCGAGGAGGAAGAGGAAGAGGAGGAACAGGAGCCGCCGTCTTTCTTCGACAGACTTAGAGGGATTCGTAGAAACCAAGACTAAGGATGTTCAAACGATGGTGTCATGAAAACAGATTCAACAACGCTTCCAATCTGTCGCACGTGCTGATGAATGGGGGAAAACTGAGCATACCCAACGACAGATTGAAAGAGTTCTATCAGGTATACTGCGACGCGGTGACGTCCGGTGAGAAACTGTACGTGGTCGAACAAAAGTCCGAGCTGTACAACTTTTTCGTCGATCTCGATTACAAGAGTGCCGAGTGTTTGGATCTTCCCGAGGTGGAGTCCATAGTCAAGGTGATTTGCAACAAAGTGAAGGCACACGGGGGCAGGGACGCCCTCGTGTCCCTCGCCCCACCGAAGAAGGCTGGGAACAAAATCAAGACTGGCATTCACATCAACTTTCACGAGTTCGTCGTGGATCAACGGTCGGCGATCGCGCTTCGACAACACATTCTCGTCGCCCTGTACACGGCGAAACCGAGCGTGGAGTGGAGCGACGTCGTGGACTCGTCCGTGTACGGTGACGTCTCGCGTGGGAGCAAAGGGAGTGGGTTTCGCATGCCGTGGAGTCTGAAGCGCGCGAGGTGTGAACACTGCGGAGGGAAAGGGTGTGAGACGTGTTCGAACGAGGGTCGAGCCGACCAGGTGGCGTACTTACCCGTGTACATATACAGACACGGTCCGCTGTCCATGCTTCAGAGAATCGACCAAGCACCGGATCCCAAAATACTCGAGATGTCCGCGGTGCGCTCGAGCGCGACGACGCACGCGAACGTGCAACCGCCCAACACGGCGTTCAAGGAAGGTGCGTTCACGAGACACGAGACGAAGGATGAATTCACGGACGACGTGGCGATCGCCGAACTCGAGGCGTTCGTGCAAAAATACATGGAGGGGCAGGTGAGCGCGCGTCTCACGAAGGCGTACAAACAGACCAACGGTAATCTCATCGTGGCGACGACGAGTCGGTACTGTGAAAACACGGGTCGAGACCACGGGGGGAATCACGTGTGGTTTTTAGTGACCGACGAACACGTCATGCAAAAGTGTTTCTGTCGATGCGAGACTCTGGTGGGTCGTCAGTTTGGATTCTGTAAGGATTTCACGGGGAAGGAATACAAACTCACGTCCGAGGTGAAGAAGGCGTTGTTCTCGGACGAGCCGCGACAACGGCAGCAGAAGAGGAAGCGACCGCCGCCACCGTCGAATTTTTCGGACGTCAAACCCGAGTTGGAGACGTTCATTCGGAAATATTTTTCGGGACACGAGGACACGAAGATCGTCGAGGTGTGCAAGAAAGCCGGTCGGGTGTTGATCGCGACGAATTCGAAATTTTGTGCAAACAAGGCACAGGATCACGAAAAGTGCGTGAGTTTCACCGTGGACAAGTCGGGTATGATTCAACAGATGTGCGGTTGCCGGAACATGCAGAAGATGCGATTGTTCGCGAGCACGGTTGACAAACTGAAGAAAAAATAAACCTCTGACATAGTAGGATGGCGCTCTATCTCCTTGGGGCGACCGGATTTTTAACGTATCTTTTAACATCACAACGTCAGCGCGTGACTCTCGACCTTCATGATTTAAAACTCGAAGCACACAAATTTTCGGGCGTCGACCCGACGGAATTCATGGCATTTCTTGACAACCTGAACAAGATCGAGCTGTACATCGACGAACCGAATATTGCGTCGTACTATTTGTACACAGCACTCGATCACCTGAGTAACCTGAAATTCACGAAATATGGAATCGAGTCAGATATAGACGAAATCGTCTCAAGCATTGGGTTCAAGGCGGAATTATCAATCATGGACAGTGCTATTCGAGAGAAGAAACGTTTCGCCCCTAAGTACTTAAACGAAACGTTCCAATACAAGACAGAATAACCATGAGTGTCACGAGAACGAGATCTGGACGCGCCATCAAGAAACCGGAAGAAATTTACATTCCGGATCTCGATTTCGCGGAAGATGATTTCTCGGACTCGGAGTACGACGACGACTTCGACGCGTCGGACATCGACACGGAAGACGAATTGGACGACTCCGACGACGAGGAAGAAGACGACGACTACGACGTCGACGAATTCGGAAATATCATCGGACTGATCGTGGACGACGAGGACGACGAAGACGAAGACGAAGACGAAGATGCTTCGTATGAAGATGACGATTCGGACTCGGAAGAAGAGTACTTGTCGTCTTCGTCAGACGAAGAAGAAGAGGAGGAGGAGATCATACGTAGGCGAAAGAAATATAGACGGGGTTAAAAGAATTAGCGCCTGTACATATTAATAAGAATGGAGACCGATATCGGACAACCCATCGATTATAATCCGAGCATTCACGTGCCCAAAGAACCCCCTTTACCGGATCAACATGAAGAGGACAGCTCTCCCATAGACGAGTACATGCAACCACAGATGTACATGGAACCACCACCTCCACAGATGTTTTACCCATCAATGCCACCTGTGCAATCGAACTCCTTCGACATCACGTCACTCGACAAGAACACATACCTGATGGCATTCGTCGCGTTTCTGTTAGGATTTTTCATGGGCAAAACGATGATCAGCCCAGTTATCTTCCGGAACCCCTAGATCATTTCCTGTAAATTTACCTATCCTTCCAAATTTTTCACTATCCCTGAAATATCCCCTTCCCACGACGAGTGGATCCGTTAGATTTTCTTCCATAACATCACTCGCCATGGTTGGTTTGTCACCTCTGTCTATGTCGAGCGCGTCGCCGTGTATCATAATCGCGTAGAAAACTATGAGTAGGGTCACAACATTGAGTATGATAGAAATTGCACTCATTACAATAGTGTATGAAATTTATTCCGCGGCTTCCTCGGTCGGTGCAGCTTCCTCGGTCGGTGCAGCTTCCTCGGTCGGGGCGTCTTCCTCAGTCGGGGCGGCTTCTCGCTTCTTCCGGCGTTCTTCGATCTCCTCGGCGACAATCTTATCGGCTTCGGCGATCAACTTCGGCATCTCCCAGTCTGGGTGTTCGACCTTGAGTTTGTCGACGATGTCCGACGGGTGGCTGATTGGCGGTTCATCCGGCTTCGTGTAGAACGCACTGTTCTCGTCGCCCGGAACCACATAGTTGCCATCCGCACGCTCGATCATGTTGCGCTTGCGTTCCTCGAACATTTTCTTCGCTTGGATCTGGTTCTCCCTGTACTCGCCGAAGATTTGTTCGAGCTTTTCGTTCGCGTAGTGACTGTCTTCGATGTCCTTGGGTGGCGGAAGCAACAACCACTTGCCGACATCCGCGACGTAGATGTCGAAGGTGTCGTCGGACTTTTGGATACGTTGGGCATGTTTCGCCGCCTCGTCGCGCGTGCCGAAGACGCCTCTGATCTTGACCGCGAAATTGTCAGAACGTTGAGGCGTGTCCGGTCCGACGACGGAGATGCAGGCGAAAAGTTGACCCGGGGGCAAATCGTAGTCTTGGTCGAGGAGGCTCATGTCTTCGTTGCTTGTATCATACCCTATGGCGTCTTCTTTAATTCCATGATAGCACGGTTCATGTCGTCAAACAATTTCGCAGATCCGAAAAATTTCTCAAAGAATTGTCTGCCAGATAATTCGACATCACCCTTCATCGGTCGACTGTCGTAGTAAATCACGTACGCGTCGTGTCCACGAGCGCGCATGTGTTTGATTTTCTCAAACGTCGCGGATTTAGAACTCGAGTTCAAAGTGTTATCCCTCGACTTGACCTCGAAAAAGGTAAATTTTCCCGTCGTCGGGTCTTTGTGGACGAAATCAAACGAACACTGTCGGATGTTTTTGCGATACTTTTTGGACAACCACGTGCAATGAGGAAGATGTGCGAGGGCACCCTCTATGAAATCACCCCATCGCATGCTCACTATTCTTTCACTCGATCCATCATCGGTGTAACCGAACACGTTTTCATACATGGATCGAGTCAACGAGTGCGTGCGTTTCGTTCGGGTATGGTTTTTGTCTATGACAATTCGCCTGAGTCTGCACAAGGTCGCGTCGTTTGGAATCACCATTTTTATTTATTGCATGTCGTCTAACGACTTTAAACTCTTTCCCACGTGGTACGCCAGCATCACCGGAACCGCGTTGCCTATTTGTTTGTAAATCGCATTCACGCTGCCGGCGAACTCGTACTCATCCGGGAACGATTGCACGCGCGCGTACTCTCGTGTCGTGAGGGGTCTCGTCTCTTTCGGGTGACATCGCTCCGTCTGTTTCTGTGCGGGAGAACACGTGAGTGTCACACTCGGCTGTTTCATGGACAAGCGCTTGGCATAGCCCCTCTTCCCACCACCCGAGAAGAAACTTTTACCCATGTAGTCCCTCTGCACTTGTTCGGGTAAATCGATCCAACATCCGCCCTCGGGTACCATGTCGAGAATCTTCTTCTTCTCCACGCTGTACGCCTGACCCGGGCTGTCCGGTACACCCTCAAGGGCTTCGCCGAGAGTTGGTTTGTGCGTCAGTGGTGATGGAAACTCAAACGGGCACTCCTTCGAGACACCGACTATGAACAATCTTTCACGTTTCTGTGCTACACCGTAATCGTTCGCGTTGAGAATTTTGTGATGTATCGTGTACTTGCCGTCACACGCTAAGAGGTCTTTGATTTTTTCAAACGATGCGCCCTTGTCGTGGTGAAGCATCCCTTTCACGTTCTCTATCATGAAACACTTGGGTTCACACTGTTGTAATAATTCTTTGAACTTGTACATGAGCTTCCCTCGTGCGTCTTCGAGTCCTAAGAGTTTTCCCGCGGTCGACCAACTTTGACATGGAATCCCTCCACACAAGAGATCGATTCGACCTCGATACTCCGTCAGGTCGAGTTTCATCATGTCCTCGCACAACACGTCACATCCATGATGATTCCTTCGCAACGTCTCGCAACACGTCTTACAGTTATCGTTCAAGAGCACGGCTCGGTGACCGGCGAGCGAGAGCCCGTGACTGAGACCACCCGCACCCGCACACACCTCTATGAATCTCATGTTTTGATTTACATGATTTGTATTGTTTAATAACGTGGTCTCATGACATCCATGGTACCTTCACTATTTAACAAATTTTTTCCCTAACAAATCGTCGATCTTTTTTTCAGGATGGTTTCATGAATTCACTCGAGTTCATGAAATATTCATGGGTCAAAGGAATGATGACATATCACGATAAACACAATGAGTTCTGGTCATGAATTTTGGAACACGCAACCGATGGGGAAGGATGCCCGGACTCGTGACGCCGACGACTCACCCGTCCCCTTACCCGAAGGTTTCGAATGGTCGACTTGTCAGACCCATGAGTTGAGAAATCTGTTGTCTGCGCACTACCTGACAGACGACGAATCGAGCATGGAATTTTCCAAAGAACTCATCGAGTGGGTTCTACACGCCGACCCGTATTGGAACATCGCCCTGCGGAAGGGTGGTAAACTCGTGGGATTCATCGCCGGTCGTCCCTCACACATGATGTGCGATGGCGAGCGCGTGTCCACGGTCGAGGTGACGTTCCTGTGTGTCTCTAAAAAACTGCGCGGTAAACGTTTGGCGCCATTGCTGATCAAAGAGCTCGCCCGTCGTGAGGTGCTGCGAGGCATCTATCAGGGCATTTTCACCGCCGTGCAAGAACTTCCATCGCCCGTGGCGACCACACACTCGTGGCATCGATTACTGAACATTCCGAATCTCATAAAATCAGGGTTTTACCAGACCGACCGACCGAATGCGCGCATGTTCGACGTGCACGGGACGTCACCGCTTCACCGCGCGACACAAGACGACGCCGAAGACATCCTGAACATACTGCGAGCGGAGGCGCAAAGTCTTCGACTGTGCAGGTACATCGACGAAGATTACGTTCAGCGTCTCCTGAACCTCCCGCACGTGTTCGTCGGAGAAGGAAAATTCGTCTGTCTGTACGAAGTCGGGTACAGGGGCGCGAACGGTGTGGCGAACAGACAAGCCGAGATTCTTCACGCCGTGGGCGAAGGTGCCCTACTAGACGCGACGATCCTCGCGAAGTACGCGGGCTTCGACGTACTGAACTGCCAGGACGCACCGTTCGCCGAGGACGAGCTTCGCGAACGCAAGTTCATTCGTGGCGAGGGTGCCCTTCACTACTACTTGTACAATTGGAAGCTCGATCGACCGCTTCAAAACACCGAGCTCGGATTTGTGTTACAATAACATGGAAGAGATTCGAAAGCATCACAATTTGGTGAAGCGCGAACTCATCGCGTCCACGTGTACACCGGAATGTCACGTGTTGGACGTCGGGTGTGGGTTCGGGGGTGATCTTCCAAAATACAAATCAGTCGGTGTGACGAATCTGAACATGTGCGATCCCGAAGAGTCGGCGTTGGTGGAGGCGCGTCAACGAGCGAAGAACTTGGACATGCGTCGGGTGAATTTCTATCACGGAGACATTCACGGTGCACCCAAACGCCCGTTCGACGTCGTCGTGTACAATTTTAGTTTACATTACTGTTTCAAGACGAAAGAACTGTTCGAGTCGACGATCAGGGAAATCAAAAAACGTGTGAAGAAGGGTGGTAAACTCGTAGGTGTGATACCCGACAGCCGTCGCATATTGTCGATGACACCCTACAAGGACGCGGAGGGGAACTTTTTCAAGATGAAGCTGGCACACGGGAACGGTGATTTTGGTGAAAAACTATTCGTGCAGTTGGCGGGTGTGCCGTTTTACGACGACGGACCGAAATCAGAGCCGGTGTGTTACTCGGACGTGTTGATCACGGCGTTGGAGAACGCCGGATTTCAGTTACACATGTGGGAACCCCTACAGGGGGCGAGGATCTCACAGATGTACAGTAAATTTTTATTTGTGTTTAATAAGTAAAGTAAGGATGTTCCTCCCACTTTTGCTCACCGCGAATGTGATCATCCTGAGTCGTACGCGCGAACCACCGCAGATGTTGGAGGTTCGTCGTCGCTACAAGGTGTTGTGCGACCACTTGCGGACGTCGAACAATTTGCGTTTTCAGATGTTGTGGGATCCCAAACCCCTCACCGCGTACAAAACCATGAAAGACACGGTCGGTTTCAACACGAACAAAGGGGCAAACATCACCCTGTGTTTGCAAGGGGAACCGAACGAGATTTTCCACGTGTTGATTCACGAGCTCGCACACTGCACGGTGGAGGTGTACAGCCACAGCGATCTGTTCTGGTCAAATTACAAAGACCTCAGGGACATATGCGTGAGTCTGGGAATTTACGAGCCCATCGATGGGAAGAAGGAATTCTGTGGTCAACACGTTAGCGACTGATCACGTACGACTTCGCCATGTAGAACACGACGGCGGCGACTGCACCGGTGGCGGCTAACCCGACCATGCTTCTCGACCCAGCGTTGTCCAAGAAATTCGGAACGGCGGTGACCAGCTTGTCTTGCACCGGTTTACTGATGGCGATGCTCGCGGCGACGCCCGCCACCAGAGCGATCAGTTGATCGTCCGTCAAGTTCATGAAATTCTTGCTCTCCGGTTTCACGGCTTGCTCTTGCTGTTGCGGCATCATCATCATCTGTCCGCCTTGCGTCGGCGCTTGCATTTGCAAACTTTGCATGCGCGGTTGTTGTTGAAGCATCGGTTGTTGCGGCTGATCCATAAAACCGGGCTCTTCCATCATGAGATCGCTGATTGGCGTAGAATCCATCATTCCAGTTTGTTGTTGAGTGAGATTTTTTTCTTGTTGCACGAACGCTGTGGTGGTCTCGGCTTCGCGCGTCGTCGTCGTGGTCGTGGGTGGCTCCGGTCTCGTCGTGTCGACGTTCAGAGACACGTATTGGGAATCGTCAGCCAAATTGACACTCTGAATGGAGTCACTCATCGGGTTCTGTGATTGGTGCCTTATTTTTTCTTCGTGATTTTCAGCGCCGTCTTCTTGTCAGCCTTGCGCGGATCCTCCTGGGCAGCGTGCGATGGGTTGTACATTCTTTTGTGTATGCTCCAAAACTTTGGTGACCCCACCCTGAAATTCTTTCGTAAGTCAGCCTTGTAATAAAAGATGCAGTCGGTGAGTTTGTTCGACTTGGACGTGTTGTCTAACACCAGACACTCGTAGTTTTCCGTGGTGGCGTCCAATATCTTACAGAACATATCGAACGTCGGCACGATACCAAAAAAATTCTTCCATAGGCGTTCTCGATTCGCTAATACGTTCTCGCGCAACACAAAAACGTAGTCGCAATTAGCCCGCAAACTCGGTGGTAAATCCATACTGTACTGAAGGGTCAGCGCGAACCACAGCTTCCAATGCCTTCCGTTCATGAAACATTGACGAATGATCTTGTCTTTGAGGAACGACGGATTATACATGCAATCGTCCAAGACGACGAACGCCGGTTGACATTTCTTCGCGGCGAGCATCTGCTTCTGTCTCCCGACCACACGTTCGAGAGCTTCTTTATCGTAGTCTCCGTACACGAACAGATCCGGAACGAAGCCACCAAAAAATGAATTGCCTTCTTCGGTGCCACTGAGCACGACTCCCGCTGGGATGTGTCTCTTGT